CGCCGGATACCGCATCGTCAGGCGGCTGATCCCAAGCTGGCCTGCAAGCGCACAAAGAAAAACCCGCGCATAGGCGGGTTCAAGTCATCAGCGGCTCNTTAAAGGCCATACTGGCAATATGCGGGAGATTACGCAGCTCTGCTGTCACTCTTCTCCTCCTCTGTTGATTGTCGCAGCCCGGATTCAAATGCTGCAGCCGCCCAGGCGGGCGGTTTAAGACCGGCTGCGCGGCGCTCCATCGTTTCACGGACCTGCTGGGCAAAAATTTCCTGATAGTCGTCACCGCGTTTCGCGCACTCTTTCTCGTAGGTGCTCAGTCCGGCTTCTATCAGCATCACCGCTTCCTGAACTTCTTTCAGACCATCGATGGCCATACGACCGGAGCCTATCCAGTCGCAGTTCCCCCAGGCACTGCGGGCTTCCTGAAAACTGAAGCGCGCTTTTGAAGGTAACGTCACCACGCGGCGAGCGATGGCCTCTTCCAGCCAGCACAGAAACATCTGGCTCGCCTGACGGGATGCGACGAATTTTCGCCGCCCCATAAAGTACGCCCACGACTCGTTCGCACTGGCCCGTGCCGTGGAGTAGCTCATCTGGGCGTAATTCCGGGAAAGCTGCTCATACGAGACACCCAGCCCGGCAGCGATATACCGCAACAGTGACTGCTCAAACACGGAGTAGCCGTTATCCGTGTCCTGAGCCGTCTGCAGGTTCAGTGAGTCCCCCGGCATCAGGTGCGGCACTTTTGCGCCTCCCAGACGGACCGGTGCTGCGGCGTAATACGCGGCAATTTCACCAATCCAGCCGGTCAGCCTGTCCCGCTGCTCCTGACTGTTCGCGCCCAGAATAAAATCCATCGCTGACTGCGTATCCAGCTCACTCTCGATGGTGGCGGCATACATCGCCTTCACAATGGCGCTCTGCAGCTGCGTGTTCTGCAGCGTGTCGAGCATCTTCATCTGCTCCATCACGCTGTAAAACACATTTGCACCGCGGGTCTGCCCGTCCTCCACGGGTTCAAAGACGTGAATGAACGAGGCGCGCCCGCCGGGTAACTCACGGGGTATCCATGTCCATTTCTGCGGCATCCAGCCAGGATAGCCGTCCTCGCTGACGTAATATCCCAGCGCCGCACCGCTGTCATTAATCTGCACACCGGCACGGCAGTTCCGGCTGTCGCCGGTATTGTTCGGGTTGCTGATGCGCTTCGGGCTGACCATCCGGAACTGTGTCCGGAACAGTCGCGATGGGCTGGTATCCCAGGTGGCCTGAACGAACAGTTCACCGTTAAAGGCATGCATGGCCACACCCTCCCGAATCATCATGGTAAACGTGCGTTTTCGCTCAACGTCAATGCAGCAGCAGTCATCCTCGGCAAACTCTTTCCATGCCGCTTCAACCTCGCGGGAAAAGGCACGGGCTTCTTCCTCCCCGATGCCCAGATAGCGCCAGCTTGGGCGATGACTGAGCCGGAAAAAAGACCCGACGATATGATCCTGATGCAGCTGGATGGCGTTGGCGGCATAGCCGTTATTGCGTACCAGATCGTCCGCGCGGGCATTGCCACGGGTAAAGTTGGGCAGCAGGGCTGCATCCACACTTTCACCCGGTGGGTTCCACGCCCGCAACTGCCCACCAAATCCGCTGCCACCGCCGTGATAACCGGCATATTCACGCAGCGATGTCATGCCGTCCGGCCCCAGAAGGGTGGGAATGGTGGACGTTTTCATACATAAAATCCTGCAGGTCCCCTGCGTCGCTGTGTCATGCCGGTCTGCACTTCCAGCTCCGCAATGTATTTTTTCAGGTCAGACACGGAAGTGGCCGTAAACTCCACTCTCCGTCCGTCTTTCTGTACCGTTGCCACCCGTTTTCCTGTCATCAGGTCATGCAGTGCCGCACGGGCAGCGGCAAGTTCTTCCTGTCGCGTCATTCATCCTCTCCGGATAAGGCACGGGCGTAATCTGCCAGTGTTTTCTTGTTGGTTGCTGCACCATCCTCTTCCTGCAGGCTCGCCAGCAGTGCGCTGAGATCCAGCTGCCAGCGGGAAATACTGATGCGCAGCGCCGCCAGCGCATAAACGAAGCAGTCGAGTGCCTCATTGCGTCGCTTTTTGCTGTCCCACAGTATTTTTTTCCTGCCATCCACCCATTTTTCGACCTGCTCTTCAGCAGTCAGCTGCTGCGCTTCGGTCAGATCAAAAATATCCGGGTTATTCGGGAAGTGAACGGCACCGGGAAGCGGTTCATCCCCTTCCGGCGTCAGTGTGAAGCGGTTATAAATCTGCTCTTTCGCGGTATCCGTACCGATTTCGGTAAGGTAAACCCCGTTTTTGTTTCGCTTACGTGGCATGCTGGCCACCGGCTTTCCGTAGACGGATGCCCCTTTAATGGGGATCACCCGGAACAGCCCATGCTTTTTCGAGCGTTCATACACAATGGTCGGGTCAATCCCGCCAGTATCCCAGCAGATACGGGATACCGACATTTCTGCACCATTCCGGCGGGTATAGGTTTTATTGATGGCCTCATCCACACGCAGCAGCGTCTGTTCATCATCGTGGCGGCCCATAATAATCTGCCGGTCAATCAGCCAGCTTTCCTCACCCGGCCCCCATCCCCATACGCGCATTTCGTAGCGGTCCAGCTGGGAGTCGATACCGGCGGTCAGGTAAGCCACACGGTCAGGAACGGGCGCTGAATAATGCTCTTTCCGCTCTGCCATCACTTCAGCATCCGGACGTTCGCCGATTTTCGCTTCCCACGTCTCACCGAGCGTGGTGTTCACGAAGGTTTTACGTTTTCCCGTATCCCCTTTCGTCTTCATCCAGTCTTTGACAATCTGCACCCAGGTGGTGAACGGGCTGTACGCCGTCCAGATGTGAAAGGTCACACTGTCAGGCGGTTCAATCTCTTCACCGGATGACGAAAACCAGAGAATGCCATCACGGGTCCAGATCCCGGTCTTTTCGCAGATATAACGGGCATCAGTAAAGTCCAGCTCCTGCTGACGGATGACGCAGGCATTATGCTCACAGAGATAAAACACGCTGGAGGGGTCATCCGGCGTCCATTTGAGGCCAAACGGCGTCTCTTTATCGCCAAATTTAAAGGTACTGCTCCTCCCCGCAGTGCGGGCAGGCAACATGAAAAACGCATAAAAATGCGGGGATTCACTGGCTGCACGCTCAATCTGACAGGTGCCTCTCACTTTGGGCGTGGAGCCACGGATGGACTTTGGCCAGACCGAGCCTTCAATACGCTTATCGCCCAGGAACGTCGGAGAGCCTTCCTGTTCAATATCCTCATCAAAGGCAGCAAGTTCATCATAACCGCCACATCCACCGACTTTTCACGGTAGTTTTTGCCGCTTTACCGCCCAGGCACCAGAAGCCACGACCATTGGTGAAACGCTTCATGGTGAGCGTGTTATCCCGGTGCTTTTTGCCATACCACGGAGCCAGCGCCAGCAGCGACGGAATATCACGGATGGTTGGCTCAACGTGAGTTTTCATGAAGTTCTCGGCATCACCATCCGTCGGCAACCAGATAAGTGTGTTGCGTTGCTTATGCTCTATGAAGTAGGCATAAACACCCAGCAGCATTTTGGAATAACCGACACGGGCAGACTTCACCACATTCACCTCACGGATGTAGTCGCTGCCCATCGCATTCATGATGGCCCGCTGAAAGGGCAGTGTTTCCCAGCACCCTTCCTGGTATGCGGATTCTTTCGGGAGATAGTAATTAGCATCCGCCCATTCAACGGCAGTCTGTGGCTCCGGCCTGAACAGTGAGCGAAGCCCGGCGCGGACAAAATGCCGCAGCCTGTTAACCTGACTGTTCGATATATTCACTCAGCAACCCCGGTATCAGTTCATCCAGCGCGGCTGCTTTGTTCATGGCTTTGATGATATCCCGTTTCAGGAAATCAACATGTCGGTTTTCCAGTTCCGGAAAACGCCGCTGCACCGACAGGGGGATCCCGTCGAGAATACTGGCAATTTCACCTGCGATCCGCGACAGCACGAAAGTACAGAATGCGGTTTCCACCACTTCAGCGGAGTCTCTGGCATTTTTCAGCTCCTGTGCGTCGGCCTGCGCACGCGTAAGTCGATGGCGTTCGTACTCAATAGTCCCTGGCTGGAGATCTGTCTCGCTGGCCTGTCGCAGTTCTTCAACCTCCCGGCGCAGCTTTTCGTTCTCAATTTCAGCATCCCTTTCGGCATACCATTTTATGACGGCGGCAGAGTCATAAAGCACCTCATTACCCTTCCCACCGCCTCGCAGAACGGGCATTCCCTGCTCCTGCCAGTTCTGAATGGTACGGATACTCGCGCCGAAAATGTCAGCCAGCTGCTTTTGTGACTTCCATTGTTCATTCCACGGACAAAAACAGAGAAAGGAAACGACAGAGGCCAAAAAGCCCGTTTTCAGCACCTGTCGTTTCCTTTCTTTTCAGGGGGTGTTTTAAATAAAAACATTAAGTTACGAAGAAGAAGAACGGAAACGCCTTAAACCGGAAAATTTTCATAAATAGCGAAAACCCGCGAGGTCGCCGCCCCGTAACCTGTCGGATCGCCGGAAAGGACCCGCAAAATGATAATAATTATCATCTACATGTCACAACGTGCATCTACGCCATCAAACCACGTCAAATAATTAATTATGACGCAGGTATCGTATTAATTGATCTGCATCAACTTAACGTAAAAACAACTTCAGACAATACAAATCAGCGACACTGAATACGGGGCAACCTCATGTCAACGAAGAACAGAACCCGCAGAACAACAACCCGCAACATCCGCTTTCCTAACCAAATGATTGAACAAATTAACATCGCTCTTGTTCAAAAAGGGTCCGGGAATTTCTCAGCCTGGGTCATTGAAGCCTGCCGCCGGAGACTGTGCTCAGTAAAAAGAGTTTCGCCTGAAGCAAACAAAGAAAAGAGTGACATTACTGAATTGCTCAGAAAACAGGTCAGACCAGATTGAAGCAATTTAGATAATCGTGCAGACTACGCCCCCTCATATCACATGGAAGGTACTACAATGGCTCAGGTTGCCATTTTTAAACAAATATTCGATAAAGTGCGAAATAATTTAAACTATCACTGGTTTTATTCTGAACTAAAACGTCACAATGTCTCACATTACATTTACTATTTAGCCACAGAGAATATTCATCTTGTTCTTGAAAACGATAATACGGTTTTAATAAAAGGACAGGGTAAGGTTGTAAATGTAAGATTTTCAAAAAATAAATGCCTTATAGAAGCCACCTTAAAAGGATTCAAATCAGGAGAGTTATCATTTTACGAATACAGGAAAAATCTTGCTACAGCAGGGGTTTTCAGATGGATTACAAATATCCACGAAAACAAAAGGTATTACTATACCTTTGATAATTCATTACTCTTTACTGAGAACATTCAGAACACTACACAAATATTTCCGCACTAAATCATAACGTCCGGTTTCTTCCGTGCCAGAACCGGACTCGCTGGCATGATGAAATATGTGTACCCGGTAACCCCGGTGTGCATCGTTTTTGATTATTCCCCCACACTTGTGCAGAAGGAGTTCCCCGTCAGGCTACAGTCATAATTAATGCAAGAGTACAGCGACGATACAGCGCACAGAAATAAATCAGGTATCCATTGACTTCACAAAGACGGTGCATAGCATCGACTGGAGTAATTGCGTAAATTGAACTCTTGGCACACTTTAGCCACCGGCGAATCTTCAGCGGATTATCCTTGGCCGGTTTTTATCTGAGGCATTGCTCTCGAATGTATAGCTGTGCCCCTTCAAGTTGTTTTTGCATTATTATCAGTCGCGCTCTGAGGGTGAAATAATCCCGTTCAGCGGTGTCTGCCAGTCGGGGGGAGGCTGCATTATCCACGCCGGAGGCGGTGGTGGCTTCACGCACTGACTGACAGACTGCTTTGATGTGCAACCGACGACGACCAGCGGCAACATCATCACGCAGAGCATCATTTTCAGCTTTCGCATCAGCTAACTCCTTCGTGTATTTTGCATCGAGCGCAGCAACATCACGCTGACGCATCTGCATGTCAGTAATTGCCGCGTTCGCCAGCTTCAGTTCTCTGACATTTTTGTCGCGCTGGGCTTTGTAGGTAATGGCGTTATCACGGTAATGATTCAGCCCCAGACTAAGCGCACCACAGGCCACCAGCAGGGCAATGATGACCACGCACAGTACGCGGTTCATTTCACCACCAGCGTATCTGACCGATGAAATAACCGGAGGCCATAATCACAAACACCAGCCAGATAAGAATGAACTTCCAGGTGGATAATTTTTCAGCCATCACTCGAATCTCCCGAATCAGTTTGCTAAAATCAAACACACTTTCTCCTTTGACTTTTCCGGAGTCAGGAAACACAAAACCCCGCTTGGTGCCAACAAACGGGGTTTTTACTTTTATTCACTTACGTTTCGCCAGTTCGCAGGATTTCATGTTATCCGCCCGCGTGGCCATGCTTTATTTTTCAGCAAAATATTCTGCTTATCTGTCGATACCCCAGCACGCCAGCGCGCTCTCCTGGTCACGACGGGATACCTGACCGTAGCAGTTGTTTGAACGAATACGGCAGTCTCTGCCACCGTCCTTAATCCACCAGCGAATCGCCTCACACGCTCCCCTGCGATCACCTGCATTAATTCGTTTATAAAACGTCGACGGGAAACACTTACCGGGACCAATGTTGTACGGACAGAATGACGCGATCCCCGCTTTCTGGGGTTCGCTCAATGGCACTTTGATGTTTTTCTCCACCCACGCCAGCGCTTTATCACGCTCAATGGCGTTAACCTGGTCGCATTTTTCCTTCGACAACTTCATGCCCGGAACGACAGGTTTGCCATCCACCATGATGGCACCACGGCAGATGGTCCAGATACCTGCACCATCACGGTATGCCGTGGTGTGATTGCCTTCCTTTTCATCCAGAAACTGGTCGAGAATGTCAGGCGCAGACGCACCAGCGGCAATCAGCGCCAGAACGGCAGCCGACAGGCCGTATTTGATTTTGGTGTTCATGGATATATTAAATATTCAGCCGCTGTCCCTGGCCCACTAAATACGCACTTTAAGATAAGTCAGCCCCGGATGAAGCCAGTAAGCCGGCACTTTTTTAAAGGGTGGAGTATTAAAATCACGAAGAAGAGCCTCCCGCACAATTGCATCCTTATCAGCACCACTGGCCAGCGCTTCAATCTCAGCGGCTACCTGAAGATATCCCATGCAACGGCCAACGCGCTTCATCAGCCCCTGCTTTTTATTGTTCTTCAGGTAATCAATGGCAAATTCAATGAGCTCCTCACTGTGCTGGTGCGATGGAGGTGTTACTTTCCCATTTTCTGAGATGGTTATTTTCCCGGCATCACCGGATACAACAAAGGATGGCCGGTTACACTCCCATTCCAGCTCACTGAAATTATCATTATGAATACTGAAACACTCTGCGAGATTTTTGCTCATCACTTTCCGACAATAATCGTCAAACGCAGCAAACTGCTCATCGCGGCGTTTTTTTTCATCTTCAGAATGCATCAGCGTCGACAGTTTTTTATTCAGTTCAGCAATTTCATTTTCCAGGCGACTGAAGCGCTGATTCATTTCTTCATGGTTCATTATTCACTCTCCCCGGGCGGCCTTACGCCGGTCCTCTCTGATTTTGAAATACAGGTTAGTCAGATATGTCAGCAGCCCAAACAGCAGACTTCCCAGCACGCCTATTGCCGCCCACTGAGACGGGGAAACCCTGTCCAGCAACTGCAGGAACCAGTAGCCCGTTCCCACCGCTGACGTGGTGTATGACACACCTGTTGTGATTTTTTCCATCTGGTACATACCCCGTCTCCCGTTATCCGGAAGCTGACAACAATAAAAAAAGCCACCAGTTAAGTACTGATGGCTCTGATAACTCATGCAGGCATCTCAGACGACCCACTGACACTACCGGTGAGTTTAACGATACCTTCCATTTGACTGGCTCACTTTTTATGATGATGCCGGTGCATTTATCTCCAGCACCAGACTTTCTATCTCAACGCCATACGCTGCATTTTTGGTAATATCCGTCAGCGTCAGCGCATTCAGCCCCAGTGTCAGACTGTCTTTTATGACCTGGAATGCCGGGCCAGCCACTCCATTCAGTTTCGGAGTAACCGTGGCACTGCCGGCGGTGAACACCAGCTCCAGCGTCTGCCAGTCGTTACTGTAATTCCCGAACTCGCCCAACTTTGTGTTTCCTGCTTTCTTGTGATGCATCAGATTCAGTTTGCCGTCTGTGGTCTGGGTGAAGAACGACATCAGGAACGGGTTACCGGTACCCGTCATCGCCACGACGTCAGGTAACGCTACATCGGTATACAGATAAATTCCCAGACCGAACTGATTGTTGGTCAGTGCGCCTGACAGTCGAAACTTACAGCTCAGTCTGCCACCCCGTGTCAGCAGGGAGACTGCGTCATCCACCGGGCGCGTCAGGGACCAGGTTTTATTGCTCTGCTTGGCGATCTTAAATACACCACCCGACAACTGAATTCCGCCGTCCTTAATGGTCCAGCCCTGCGCAGCAGCCTCTCCGGCTGTCGGCAGCAGGGAGATTGTGCGAACGGACGTATCTGTAGACGGACCCGATGGCGTGTCGCCGCCGGGCGAGGGTTTGATTTCCGGTGCCTTACCACTGATGAAGGCTGAGGTGCGCCCGGCTGCGTTCAGAATAGCGGTTGCCATACGATCGGGAATAATGCCACGACGCGCCCATGAGCTGAAATGCGTCGGGCGATTTGATGATACCCAGTTTTTGTTCGTTCGGGATGCCGAACCGTAATAACCAGACCCGACAATATCAGGATCTTCTGACGGGTTGTTTGTCGGTGTATTAACTCCGCTACCATCGGTCATAAAGGGAACAAAATAAATCTGCTGGGATTCTTTACCTTTATATGCACCATATACCACTTCATATTGCGTACCGTGTTCTTGTTTCCACGCGTATGTCGTGTCGCCACAAATCCAGGGGACTGATGCCGGACTTCCACCGTGACACTGCGCCGCCAGCCCGGCAAGGTCAGCACGGAACTGCTGTACCATTGCAAGAAATGCTGCTGGCTGCTGGGCGTAACTGGCATTCGTCATATCGAATTCCCCCTGCATCCAGCATATCGCCAGCAAAACGTTTTTCGGGTTTTTCTGCAATGCTGCCTTCGTGCGGAAAAGCAGATCCTGATATAACGGCTTACCCACTCCCCAGCGAGCCGAATCCTGACTGGCCCCCGTGGACTCGCTGAATGTCCCCTCCGTGCCCTGGGTGAATGCCGAACCACCACGACAGCATGGTACCAGCAGGATCCCCGCATTATTAGGGATATACGGAAGCAGTTTTTTGGCAATATGTAAGCCCTGTCCGACACAGCCGTACTGCCCTTTGCTCAGGTCAGCCCGGGGATGGTTAATCGTACTCATATCCTGAACATCATGCAGACAATGGTCAGCAGGAATGATGTCGTTAAATACGCATACTTCACCACCGGGAGTCACTGTGTTACGACGGGCCAGTTGCTTAATGCGCGGATGGGGCGCATCGTATGAATCCGGAAGCGGAAGCCCTTCACCGTAAGCCATGGCATTGGACTGCCCGGCCAGTACGATGACGTAGTACCAATCCGGCTCAGTTGCACCACTGACCATCACATCACCTTCTGCTGTAATCGCCTGCATCAGGGTATAAGGGGTTATGGCCACCGGACTACCAAACGGCTGCCAGCCCTCTTTCAGTTTGTGTGTCAGCTTTTCCGCAAGGTCTGACGGCGACGCCGCCCTGACAACATCATAATGTTTAAATGTCATTATTCCTCCCGGCCGGGATAGTGTATTAAATCAGATATGGAGTGGGCTGTAGTCCGGAAGCCTGAATGACACACGGGGACTACAGCCCAAGAAATGAAAAAAGGCCACGCAGTTGCGCAGCCTGATAAACCCTGGTTAAAATCCACACGATAAAAATGACAATGCAAGCATCTCATGCTGTTGCCCGAACCTACTCGGGCTTTTTTTGCATGTAAAAAGGCTCCTGCGATGAGGAGCCTGGATATATGCCTAATCTCTGTATACAGCATGATGCCGGGTGCCTCCCGGTGAATTCTGCAATGACCAGACAGAATCCGCAACTTGCCTATACAATACGCAACCAAACATCTGTCATTATGCCCCGCCGCCCAGGGGGATTCATCATGCAGGATTTTTTTAACAAACGCTCAGCATGTCAGGCAACAGTCGACTACCTGAATTGTGAGGCATTTAACATTTCACTGTCCGGTGTCTTTCCTGTAATAAAAAGCCCGCAAAAGAGAGTCAGGGCAGATAAGTGTGGTGTGGCGCGTTGTACTGGATTCGAACCAGTGACCGATTGCTTAGAAGGCAATTGCTCTGTCCGGCTGAGCTAACAACGCATGATGCTGATAATGGACCGCCATCGGGGACTTGAACCCCGCACAGCCAGCTTCGAAGGCTGACGCTCTATCCCGATGAGCTAATGGCGGTATGTGATATGGTGGCCCTTGCTGGATTTGAACCAGCGACCTGGCGATTATGAGTCGCTCGCTCTCACCACTGAGCTAAAGGGCCGGGCGCAGGATAATAACGGTACGTAACTAATCCTGCAATATCATCCGTTCTGACTGACTAAATCCTGAACTTCCCTGACCGTCTGCTCAAAACGTTCAGTCTCCAGCTCAACGCCAATTGCACGACGCCCCAGCGACATTGCTGCTTTGACGCTACAGACATAAAAAAGCCAGCCACTGGGGGAGGCTGGCAAACTCGTAGAGCAAAATGCTGTTACGCAAACTTCGTTACAGGGTCATCCTGCAATACAAAAAATACACAATATTTAGAAAACTAATAGTGCCATGTGCAATTTTTAAGATTTTGTTATTAATTGTGGTCGCACCTTCCTTTCTGTGTACTTTCCGTATAGCTCACAGGATTCTGGGTACAAAAAAACCCGCGCATCGGCGGGTTCTTAAATCTTATCAACGGTAGACATACAAAGCCCATCGTTGGGAAAATCTTATCCATATTTTTTGAAAAATGCAAGCATCATGTCGTCATCTTCGGCGAAAACCATTTATCTTGTCACCTTTCTCAATTGTATCTCTGCATATGCTTCTTCCTGCCAGCACTTTGTAACCAGTTTATCAATGACATCTGCATATCCTTTGTACCACTGATAATCCGTCAGGTCTGGTACCAGCTTCTGGACATGAAGCCGCGCCAGTGTGGTTGGTAAACTGCTAAACCGGTTTCCATTGCAACGCCCACAAACCTTATAAACAGGCGTGCCATGAAGCCGGGTTCTTTTTTCATCCAGGACAATACCTTTACCCTTGCACCCTCTGCATGCTGTGCTGACTTCTCCCTTACCATGACAATGCTGACATAGTTCCTTCACCCACTCTTCCTTAATAACAGATTCCCCGCTTCTGGAGTGTTTCACCACCTCGCGCAATACATTATGAAATCCAGTACCAGCACAATGCTCACAGCGAGCCTTACTTGCCGCAGACCTGGAATAATCAGCAAAGGCAAAATTCACAAGGTAAGGAATGATCTGTAGCCGGGTTTCTTCACTCAATTTATTCAATGTCGGGTTATCCAGTGCCATCGCGTAATTGAGCAGACCTTCAATCGCAAACTGAGGATCCTGAACACCAACTTTTGCCAGGAATAAAGCAAACCCAAGCGGTGCTTTTGACTGCACCATCCCCTGCGCAGCCATCACATCCGTAATTGTTAAACCACCAGAGCCTGTCGCCGGTGCGTCATCGCTCAGTTTTGGAGATTTCGGGGAGTAATATTTCGGTAAGGCTTCAAGGTTCATGCTCGTTCTCCACTTACGCCAGTACGCCAATTGCCAGCGCACGATCGATAAAACGAAATATCAGCTCCAGCTGAGAGCCATACTTCTCTTCAAATGCCACGGTATCCGCATGCAGCTCGTCGTGATGCTTTCTGCACAAAGGCAACACAAAAAGGTCATGCGCTTTTGTACCCATTCCACACTGACCGTGGCCTATCAGGTGGTGGGGATCATCAGCGGGCTTTCCACAACATGCACACGGCTGTGTCTTAACCCAGCGCGTGTACTTTTCATTAACCCAGCGGCGACGTTTTGGGCGTAACATAAAAGACTCCGGCGACTCCGGATCCACTTTCAGCGCCAGCACCTTTTTCGCTTTATCCTGGATGATGCTGGTGGCAGGAACCGAAGGCACAAGGTCACTTTCCCGGGTGACAGACGGCACAACAGGCTTCGGTAAT